GAGGGATGGGATTTATCAGACGCTAAGGAAGTAAATCAAAATATTATCAGTGAGTTTATGGCTGAACCGCCACAAGGAAAAATCCGTATTGCCGGAGATGATGGGCTGCCTGCGTGGGCAGATATTCCTCCACCCACGCATGAAGAGCTTATTGAAATTACTGAATCAGAAAGACAGCTACTAATTAACCAGGCCAACGAATACATGAACAGTAAGCAATGGCCCGGTAAAGCCGCTATTGGTCGTCTGAAAGGTGAGGAACTGGCGCAATATAATTTGTGGCTGGATTATCTGGATGCACTGGAGCTGGTTGATACCTCCAGTGCGCCAGATATTGAATGGCCTACGCCTCCGGCAGTTCAGGCCAGATGACATCCGGCGCGGTGCTGGTATCTGTTACCGTCACCGCGTCAATGTAATCCAGCACAGCGTTAAGTCTGGTTGTTTCTGCCTGCGTCAGTTTACGTCCGGCCTGCAATTTCAGTTGAATCAGACTGATGGAAGCCATTGCTGCATCAATCAGTGACTGGCGCTGTGCTTCTGCCGCTTCTACTGCGGCACCGTGTTGTGCCTCAGTATCTGTCACCCATTTTTCACCATCCCATTTATCGTATGGCGTTAACGGGGCGATAGTGGTTGTATTTTCGGGATAGTCGCCTAGTGCTGTGATTTCTTTGGCATCTCCCGTTTCGGTGTTATAGATGATTTCACCGCGATGGTCTGACACATATTCCCATGATTTTAAATCCACAGAACGGCAAATTGTATAACCAGCCTTAGATGTACCAGGAGCGTCTAAACAGGAATATGCTGGAATACCGACACCCACTGCAAGATATTCAGTTGATGCAGAAATATATTCCCGCGTCTCACCATCATAGTTATAGACGGTAATATTCCCCGCCTTCGTGGTAATAAGCTCGCTATTTAATACGGCGTTATCCATTATGCAGCCCTCACGATATAGTTAAATGCAATATTTCGTGGACGGGTTTCATTCCCGCCAGTATTACCGATACTCCCTCGTGAATGAAGTGTCGGTGATGGGATCAGACTCCCTCCGGCAGCGGCAGCATCAAGCCCCCTGCCTTGCGTATATGCTCTTCTGAAGATTGTCGCCAGTTCCCATTCCTCTTTTGAGTCATACCCATCGTTGGCGACAACAGGATGACGGTGCTTTTCCAGCATTCCGGCCTGAATACTCAATAAAACACGTCCTGCATCAATACCGCGCCCGTCATCCCAGCCACGAATAAACTCACCGCGTAAATCAGGTAATTTATTTGTTGGATAAGCCTTTGCCAGTTCCGGGTATTCTTCAGCAGAAAATGCCGCACCGTTGCATTTCAGCCAGCCTGTTGGCGGTGTGGCTGAAGGCCATGGAACAGGCACACCAACAGGTAATGCAGAGCCTTCTCCCAAACCAAGGTATGTGAGAAGACCAGCTACATCCTTTCCACTCAAATTGGTAAGCGTATTGTCCAGCGGTTGTTTACCTGCCAGCGCATTAAGCATTGTCGTGGCAAAGTTCGGATCATTCCCCAGTGCCGCCGCCAGTTCGTTCAGTGTATCCAGTGCAGCAGGTGCAGAACCCACCATTCCTGCAATCGCCGATTTCACAAAAGCCGTAGTGGCAATCTGTGTATTGTTGACCGACTGCGCCGCCGTGGGGGCTGTTGGCGTTCCGGTGAGTGCCGGACTCGACAACGGTGCTTTTAGTGCCAGCGCATTGTTAATGGTGGTACTGAAATTCGGATCATTGTTAATGGCTGCGGCTATTTCTTTCAGCGTGTCCAGCGTGGCTGGCGCACCATTAATAAGGGCCGTCAGTGCCGCCTGTACAAACGCAGTGGTCGCAACCTGCGTGGTATTATTCCCCGCCGCTGGCGTTGGCGCTTTGGGGGTTCCGGTAAATGTCGGGCTGGCTTTTGGCGCGTACTGTGAATGCGGGTCCGGTGCGGCAAGATGTTTTGCCATCTGATCATCCGCGTACACCTTCAGCTCCAGTGCCTTGTCATCCACATACTTGCGGGTTGCCAGCACTACAGCAGGGTCGATTTTCAGGGTGATATTGTCCGTACTGCTGGTAATCAGCACCATGCGCACGGTCTGAGTGCGCCCGCTACCTTCAGCCAGTTGCGGCTTATAGCTTTCCGGGCAGTTGCCCACGGCAATCAATGCCCCGGACTCATCAAACAAGCCCACTTCACGTATCCACCAACCGCCCTCGTTTTCAGGGATCACCTGTTCGGCAATAATCTGGCTGCTGTTCTGCGGGTCGATATAAAGCATATTCAGCGCAGCCCGGCGTTTCTCATTTACCAGTGCCGTCTGCTTTGCGTCCGGCGTTGGCAATACTCCACCGCCATCGCCCACCGCCATATGGGTAATTTTTAGCGGCACACCGAGCGCGGCGGCGCTGGCAAGTTTCGCCGCGCCAATATCCGTCAGCAGGGTATAAAATTTTGTGCTCATGGATTCACTCTCATTGTGTCAATAACATGGACCGCCCCGCCTTCATGCGCGGTGCCACCGGAAATAATCGTTTCGTTGATATACGGATAGATCGTGATTTCTTCGCCAAGATAGCTGGCGGCTCCCACCCAATGCGGGCCGCTGGTCTGCAGATTGATGGACATGCCGATCATGTGGCGGCTACATGGTTTGGCATCGCTTATCAGTCGCTCAAGTTCCAGATAGGTATCTTCAGTGATGCCCTGGTCCTGCACGCCGATATCCAGGCGAAACGTGCCCGGTGTTTCTCCGGTCTGCCACCACTCAATAATGCGGATCAGGAATCCGAACGGTTCCACCACCCGCCGCACGGCACTGGTGGTTCCTTTATGCTGATGAATATAAAAAGCATCCTTCACTACCTGGCGTTTGACGCTTTCTGTCCAGCCCTCGTCCCAGCGATCCACAGAGAACGCCCAGGCGAGATAAGGCAGGAAGCTGACCGGACAGGTAGCCGGATTCCACAAGTCACGCAGCGGCACCTGCAAATCAGAAATCCCGCTACAGGTTTGCGCCAGTCGGCGCTCCAGTGAAGTTGAACCCGGTGGCAGCAGACTATTCATCCGTTCCTCCGTTGGTTACGCTCCACTGCGTACATGATGCCGCCTGTGTTTTGTTCAGGACCACATCCGCCAGCGGAGAAGCCAGTTCCACACGTTGAACACCCTCAACATGCAGAGCAGCAAAGATGGCGCTACGGCGAATATCCCGACCAAGCCTCGTCTGGCTGGCAATGTACTTCTGCAGACTGGCTTTTGCCGCTGCCATTACCGGCTCAGCTTCCGGTCCCGGATAGAGAAAAATGGTGGCTTCCACGCGATACGGGATGATTTCTGCGCTGCGAACCGTAAGACGGTCAGCCACCGGGCGGACGTTCTCACTGTTCAGAGCTTTTTCCACCACGTCCAGCAGGTCTTTTTCTGCAGTTCCATCGCCTTCGCGGCTAAGGACAGTCAGCACCACCTCTGCAGGTGCCGGGCTGGTTGCACTGGCATCCGCCACCCGACCGTCGGCGCTTCGGGCATGAAATTCATAAGCTGCAGTTGGCCCCGCAACAGAAAGCCCTTCAAAGGCTGCAGGCACACGCAGGCGCAACGCTTCATCGCTTTCCATCACAGCTGCAACGGGCGGCACAGCATCATTATCAGCAGGCGTCACCGTCAGGCGTGTCACGTTGTAGTTGGCAGCGAGCTGGTCAAGATCGCCGCCCATCGCGTAAGCCACCATCACCGCCTGCGCGGCTTCGTTAATACGCTGGCGCAGAAGCAACTCACGGTAAGCGTTCTCCTGCAACAATTTAGTGGCGGGTTCAGATTCCAGTTCCAGCGTGCGGATCACTGCTTCCTGCTCATCTTTCGGATGAAGCGCCACAAATTCTGCCTTGCGTTCGGCAAGCAGCGTCTCAAAGTCCGGCACATCCACAATCTGCGGTGCAGGCAACTGCGAAAGGTCAATCACTGCCATTCTCTGCTCCTGTTGATACGGAAAGGGACACAGGCACACCGTTATTCCGCCGCCCGGTCAGCTCCACCACCATTGAACCGTCAAAATTGCTGTTGATGGTGATGGAATCCAGCGTCAACCGTGGCTCCCAGCGACTCAGCGCCACATACACTGCCGACATGACCTGCAGGCGTAATGCCGGATTTTGTGGCTGATCTATCAGTGCCGACAGCAGGGAACCATATTCCCGGCGGGCAATACGGCTACCCTGCGGTGTCAGCAGAATGTCCCGCACCGACTGGCGCAGATGATCAATATCAGTAATGACTTTGCCGCTGGTATTGTTCATCCCGCTATAAAGCGTCATACCGGGCCTCCGGTTGTATCGCCGCCTTTCAGGACGCCAGTATGCTGATGCGCATCAACCACGATCCCGTTAGAACTCATCGCTCCGCCGCCCTGGGTAACGCCACCATTGATCACCACTTCGCTGTTAATGCGCGTGCGGTCAGCCTCCAGTACAAACTCACTGGTTTTCATGGTGATGTTGTCAGCAGCCTCAATGACCATTGATTTGATGCCCCTGACATACCAGCGCCCGGTGGCGGGTTCGTATTCAAACCAGCCACCGTCAGGATGTTCTGTCACGCAGGCGTCCGCCGACGTCGACGGTGGTGCGAACTGATTCGAATAGACAGCGGGCAGCGCAAAGGCGGTTTCCAGATTGCCGCCCAGACTCAGCAGCACCACCTGCTCACCTTCCGATGGTCGCCACCATGTACGGGCATTCCCGGCACGCAGCGTCAGCCAGCTGATCCAGTTGGTTTCAAGCTCGCCCGTTTTCACCCGGCAAAGCCAGTTTTCCCTGTCCACTTCGGTGACTACCCCTGTGCGGATCAGGTTGGTGATAAGGCGCATGATTTCTGTTAATTGTGCGTTCATAGGGAAAGGTTGCCATCAGGGGAAGAAAGGCGGCAGTGCTGCAACTTGTATCAGTGCTGATACAAAGATCACCCCGCCAGCCATTGCAGAATCATGTCGCGGGTCATTGCCTCAACATCATCATTTACACCCAGCAGGCGGCGCTCTGCGTAACGGACCTCCGGTCCTTTGCGACTGACGCGATCACGCAGGCCGTAATGGTGAACACGGGCAATACGCTGCACCTTGCCTTCAAACTGTACGCTGGCAGAGTCGGCGCTGGCGGCAGTTTTCAGGTATTTTGTGGTGCGCAACTTTGCAAACATCTGACGTTTGATGCGGCCTTTTTTGCTGCGTGCTGTTACCCTGCGCGGTTCATAACTGCTGCCATCTGGATTGCGCTGCATCCTGATATTCTGCTGCTGTGTCCGGCGCAGTTCCTGCGCCAGCTGGCGCATCATGCGGCTTCTCGTGGCTGGTTCCAGATTCGCCAGCAAGGCACTCAGCCAGTCGTCCACCTTCTGCAGTTCAGCCACGTTTCACCGTCCACATTTCTTCAGGTTCATCGGGTTCTGCTACAGCTTCAACGCTCGACACACTGCCGTCAGTACTGACCAGCACACGTTCCGTCAATTGCAGGTTAAGGCTGATATCACAGACATCGTTGCGCAAAATATCCACCTCAAAGGTGAATAGCTTTTCCCGTAACGCCGGGTTATTGATGGCATCGGGCTGGTTATCCCGAAGCCACAGTAAAACCGGGGCCATCAGCAGATTCTGGTCGCCGCTGAAATCCTCTATCACCACGTTCAGGGTATAGCGGTACTCCCATGACATGGAGCTGGCCCCCGTGGCAACCAGCGAACCGTTATCCACAAACAGATGCAGTTTGTCCGGGTTATTGCGGACATAAGGCACCGCTTTATTGAGGGCGTGGCGCAGGGATTGTGGTTTGTTCACTGTTTCGCTCCTGACACGCAATAATCATGTCCACTTTGTCTGCACAGACCGCCCAGGCGGCCTCCGTTTCATCCAGCAACGCGTTCAGGCCACCGTTAGTGCGCGGCGCTGCCTGTCCCAGCCGACACGGCGTCACTCGCGGACAACCACTGACGGTAAGCTGCACCTCCGGTGAGTGTGGGGCGTTCCCGCAGCCGGATAATGTCAGCAGGCAAAGGAGTATCAGCCCAGCGGCGTAAATCCTCGTTCTCACGTTTCAGTTCCTCAATCCGGTGTTGTCGTTGTCTCAGCAGTACACTGGTCTGTTCTGCTTCGGCATAGAGCCGCGCCTGCTCCCGGTTATTGGTTTCAGTCAGAATGGACAGGCTGATAAGCTGGCTGTTGCTCTTTGCCAGTGCCTGGCTTTTGCTCCGAAGCTCGTCTGCCTGCGTGCTGATGGTCTGGCTGGCATCAGCCAGCCGCCACGTCTGCCAGCCCAGCGCCGCCAGTAATAACGCCAGCACAACCAGCAGCAACCGGTTCATGCTGCTACCTGTTGCGCAATCTGATTACGGATCATCCAGAAGGCAATAACGGTCAGCAGATAAAAGACCAGGGTAATAGCCCACCCCGTCCAGGCGAAACTTACGACAATCAGCAATCGCATCACCCAGCTGATAAATACGTTTTCTTTTCGGGTAATGGTCTTTAGCAAAGATGCCCTCAACTCCTGCCAGAGCGGGCCGTTCTTAATTAACGCAGCCAGTGCTACCGGAATTACCGCCCATGTCAGCAGACAGGCTACCCAGACACCGGACGCTGCCAGTACCGGAAAAATCCCCTGCGGATACACCATTGCTGCGATCAACAGCGCCATCCATAACATCAGAAACAGCCCGCTGATTACTTTCTTTTTCATTTCAGTTTGCTCCCTGTAAGCACCAGGCCATCTCCCGCGCACGGCGGTTATCCAGCCCCTGATTAAAAACACCTTTCACATAAACCCAGCGCGGCAACTGTCGGCACGCATCCGCCCAGCGCCGCTGATTGAGTAATTTCACCAGTGTGGAACTGCAGGCATTGCCCGTTCCCACGTTGAAGGCAAACGACACCGCAGCGTCATACACCTTCTGCGGCGGCTGTTGCTTCACACACCTTTCCAGCGCCCGCTCCACACGCAGCACGTTGGAGATCAGCCCTTCTGCTGCCTGTCGCTCCGTAATGGTTTTGCCGGGAATGACGCCCGACGTATTACCAATGCCGTCGGTCCAGACACCCGCGCTGCACTGATACGGCTGCAGACGACAACCTTCGTAATCGGCAATCAGTTTCAGCCCTTCCACGGAGGTGTGAAGCTGCTGAAAACCCGGCAGCGTGGCAGCAATAGCCAGCACGGCCCCGACAAGGCAGCGTTTAACGATTGATGGATTCATAGTCCTCCCGCGAGATCTGCCCGTTGAGCAGAAGCTGGTAGGCTTTGTGTTTGTAGTACCAGTTGATAGCCAGCATCAGCACACCAATCATCAGGCCGCCCAGCGTTGAGGCATCCTTGATGGACAAATCGCCCAGCCAGGCCAGCACGACGGCGATGCAATACGTGATAAAGGCGCTGATTCGCTCAAGCGTCATAATTCAGTCCCATAGCTGGACGGTCTGCACGGTGGTGGTGGTCGGAATGTCCGGTAGCTCCACCTGCAGCCCGTGAGGTAAAAAGGGGCCGTATTCGGCAAGCCCCGGATTTGCCTTCAGTACCTGCTCCGTGACACCCTGCGTGCGCCCGTAATGACGCCAGCAAAGCGCGTCCACCGTGTCATACTGATGCGCACGCACTTTCATCAGATAAGCTCCACTGTGCAGTGCGGCGCATCCTGCACCCGGCTGATGGCCCAGCGGGCGTCACGCCACAAATCACCGCTTGCTTCCGCCAGTTCCTCGCCCCGCTTCACACCGGACGCCGTGGCGTCATAGTCCTGGTAACGTTCGTTGAGCATGGCGCGTGCCCAGCAGTAAACCGCGTTGAAATAATGCTGAATGCGCTCACTTTTGCCGTCCAGCTGTTCCGCCGGGACCTCAGCCAGCGACGCATACCCCAGCATCTGCTGACGTCTGCGAAACTCATACAGCTCTGCGTTGACCTCCGAAATTGCCGACAGCGCAACCTGCTTTAAACGCGGCTGCGTCACCGTGCCGTCAGTGCGCATGACACTGCGAAACTCCGACAAGTCCACATCAGGCCAGAACGGCGTATTCCTGATGATTTCCGCCTGTTCCGGTGCCTGTTCTGACGCAACAAACTTCATGCTGCTTTCTCCTGAAATAAAGGGCGGTGGACGGGGTTTTGATGTGGTAGTGCCTTTCGCCACCCCGTGCCGCCCGTGCGCGGGGGCACGTTCTGTCAGCGGCTGTCATTGCGCAGTCTGCGCTCCAGCTGCTGTTTGTCTTTTTTCACGCCACAGCGGGGATCGAGCTGTAATGCATGGTTGAGATGATTAAGGGCGGAAGCCGGGTTACTTTCACTCAGGACAGCGCCAATCGCTTTATGCAGACGCGCCCGTGACTGGTCCGGCATATCCAGACCGTCTGTCAGCTCCAGCGTCTGCAGCAACAGATCGGCATCAAAGCCGGTGGCGGCAAGCATTGCGCTCTGCGCCGCGTCTGCCATTTCCTCTGCCAGCACGGTCTGCACGTTGCGGTTACCCAGCGGCATCACCCAGCCATGACGCAGGGCATGACGCCCGATCTCCAGCGCCCCGGCATAATCTCCGGCATCAATGCGCCACAGCATCACGTACATCAGCACGTCATCCTGTTGAGCGCCTCCGGCAGCCATAACGCCCTCCGCCCAGGCGGCATATTTCGGCAGCAGCTCCACCTTGATTTCCGCTTTTTTGACCGTGGACTGAACGCCCTTGAGACGGCGGCGGTCTTCCGCCAGTTGCAGCAGCATCAGGTCATAGCCCGACGCGTGGCGAACACTGCCACCCTCGCGAGCGGCCTGTTCAGCCTGAACGCGCAGGCGATGCTGCCGTGCGGGACTCAGGCTCATGAATTACGCTCCGGCTTCTGCTGCAGCGGTGCTGAAATCGCCAATCTGGATGTTTTCCACCAGTGCGGCGCAGCGGTAGTCCTCAACCACATAGGCTTCGTTAACGGATTCAAAGTTTTCAATCCGGTCACGTTTCGGGTTGTCGATAACTGAACGGCGGCGGGTGTCTTCCTGCCAGTAGATGGACAGGTTATCCAGACGGGTGATCAGCAGCGCATTCGGCGGGAAGAACGGCGCACGCACGGCCTGCAGGCCACCCATGCGTTTCTGGCTGATGATCATATCTGCAGCCAGTTTTTCACTGTTCTCCTGCTCTTTGTTGACCAGCGGGAAATACTTGTCAGACAGCAGTTCACGACCGCAAATCACCACCAGATCGTCATCGTCCTGGTAAACCACGTCGATAAGCTCATTGACGGCATCCATCACCACAGCGTCCAGGTTGGCATATTCGCCACCTTTCCCGACTTTCACCGCACCCGGAGTGGTTTCGCCGCCCGTGGTGGTGCTGCCCATGACGTGATCCGGTGCATCTTCACGGATTTTCTGCAACCAGCCTTTGTTAACATCCTGCAGCAGCGGGTTTTCGCTGCGGTTGGAGTTTTTCGCACGCTTCACGCCGTTAAAGCCGATCATGATGCGGTCCAGTGCCTGACGTTTCACGATGGCGTCACGGATACGCACCTGGAAATCCTGAAACTTCGCCCACAGGTCCAGCTTCGCGTAGGTCAGCACCGTGTCAAAGTTGGTCTGCTCGCATTTATATTCCACATCGACCATCAGCGTCGGATCGACAGGTTCACGCTCTTTCGCGGTGGTGTCAGTGGTTCCGGCAATGGTGCTGCCAACACCCAGCCCCAGCAGCTGACCGGACTGCTCAGTCACTGGGGTGACATTAATCAGCGTCAGGAAAGCGGCGGACTGCTGGATCTGGTCTTCCAGCGTCTGCTGCACAGACGGCTCCACAGTGAACTTGCTGGACAGTTCTTCAACTGCCACACCGTTCAGACGCGCCAGCTGCTGCAGGTAAGCGTTAAAAGCAAAGCGGGTATTCTTCTTCATCAGGTTTTGTGCTCCATCAGCAATTGGTCAGAGTGTCAGCGGGGGCGTTACCGCCTGTTGCACGCTGGCGGTAGTCCTGGCGGCTGTCTTCATGACTCAGCTTATTCACCAGTTCGTTAAAGGCGGTCTGCTGTGCCTGCAGGGCAGTCTCCAGCTCAGACAGGCGTTCTTCCTGCTCAGACAGGGATTTTTCGGTGCGTGCGCTCAGGTTTTGCTGCTCAGTGGCGACCAGCTCCACGGCCTTATGCACATCAGAGAACCGGGCGTCATCGGACTGCTCTTTTTTGGTAAACAGCGCCGTGACGCGGGCAAACAGGGACGGTTTGTCGTCCTGGATTTCTTCCAGTTCGATCACCGTTTCCTCTGCAGCGGTAAAAAGATTGGCGGGATTCTGCTTGCGGTTTGCCAGCGGGTTATGGGCTGCACTGGCGCTGAATGTCAGCATTTCAGTGCCCAGACTGGCAGGGTCATCAGTGGCAGCCAGGCCGACCAGGTAGGCTTTGCCCGTATCAGCAAACTTCGGGCTGACTTCCATAGAGGTGAATAATTTCTGGCCTTTTTTCACCAGTTCCACCAGTGATTCCGTTGGCTCAACGTCGGCATACAGTGCCATCTTGCCCGCCAGCGGACCCTCCGTGATTTCTTCAGCAAACAGCGCCGTCACCTTGCCGTAACGGTTAAAGGTGCTGTCCGGCAGATAAGACTTGATGTGCTCAAGGTTAATCAGCGCGGTATACACCGCCGGGTTGTAGCTGGCTGCCATCTGTTCCAGCCATTCACGCTGGATTTCGCGCCCGTCGGTGGTGGCACCTTCCACCCCGATGCGAAAACGCTTTGCTTTCACTGTCATGAGCCGTGCTCCGTTAGAAAAAACTTACTGGAGCCTTATGGTTGCGGTGATGGGGGCAGTGAAACAATGCGCGGTATTTGTACCGACAACCACACAAACCGCAGGCGGGGAAAGCCTTCATTCAAGGCTGTAGGTTTGTGCCATGAACACCACACTGACACCCGCAGATCTCGATCCCCGTCGGCAGGCCATGCTGCTGTACTTTCAGGGATACCGCGTAGCCCGCATTGCTGAAATGCTGGGCGAGAAAGTTGCAACCGTTCACAGCTGGAAAAAACGCGACAAGTGGGGTGACTATGGGCCGCTGGATCAGATGCAGCTCACCACCGCCGCACGCTACTGCCAGCTCATTATGAAGGAGCACAAAGAAGGGAAAGATTTCAAAGAGATTGACCTGCTGGCGCGCCAGTCGGAACGCCACGCGCGGATCGGCAAGTTTAACAATGGCGGCAACGAAGCCGACTTGAACCCTAACGTCGCCAACCGCAACAAAGGCCCACGCCGGCAGCCGGAAAAGAACGTTTTCACCGATGAACAGATTGAGAAGCTGGAAGAAATTTTCCATTCCTCCATGTTCAACTACCAGCGCCACTGGTGGGAAGCCGGAAAAACCAACCGCATCCGCAACCTGCTGAAGTCACGCCAGATCGGCGCGACCTTTTACTTTGCCCGTGAAGCCCTGATTGACGCCCTGCTTACCGGACGTAACCAGATTTTCCTTTCCGCCAGTAAGGCACAGGCCCACGTCTTTAAACAGTACATCATCGACTTCGCCAAAGAAGTGGAGGCGGAGCTGAAAGGCGATCCGATGGTGCTTCCCAACGGGGCCACGCTTTACTTCCTCGGCACCAATGCCCGCACGGCCCAGAGTTACCACGGCAACCTGTATCTGGATGAATACTTCTGGATACCGAAATTCCAGGAGCTGCGCAAAGTGGCTTCCGGTATGGCTATTCACAAAAAATGGCGACAAACCTATTTTTCCACACCATCCAGCCTGACACACAGTGCTTATCCGTTCTGGTCCGGTGCGCTGTTTAACCGTGGGCGCAACAAAGCCGATAAGGTGGACATCGACCTGTCCCACAACAATCTGGCCCCCGGCCTGCTGTGCGCAGACGGGCAATACCGCCAGATAGTCACCGTGGAAGATGCGGTGCGCGGCGGCTGTAACCTGTTCGACCTCGACCAGCTACGCATGGAGTACAGCCCGGACGAATATCAGAACCTGCTGATGTGCGAGTTCGTGGACGATCTCGCGTCCGTGTTCCCGCTCAGCGAACTGCAGGCGTGCATGGTGGACAGTTGGGAAGTCTGGACCGATTTTCATGCACTGGCCCTGCGCCCGTTTGGCTGGCGCGAGGTGTGGATCGGTTATGACCCGGCAAAAGGTACGCAGAACGGCGACAGCGCCGGATGCGTGGTGGTGGCACCGCCAGCCGTGCCAGGCGGTAAGTTTCGCATTCTAGAGCGTCACCAGTGGCGCGGGATGGACTTCCGCGCCCAGGCTGATGCAATCAAAAAACTGACCGAGCAGTACAACGTGACCTATATCGGCATCGACTCGACAGGCGTCGGTCACGGGGTTTATGAGAACGTGAAAGCGTTCTTTCCTGCCGTCCGGGAGTTTGTCTACAACCCCAACGTTAAAAACGCTCTGGTACTCAAGGCCTACGACATTATCAGCCACCGCCGTCTGGAGTTTGACGCCGGACACACCGACATAGCGCAGTCCTTTATGGCAATCCGTCGCGCCACCACCGCCAGTGGCAACCGCCCGACCTATGAAGCCAGCCGCAGCGAAGAAGCCAGCCACGCCGATCTGGCATGGGCAACGATGCACGCACTGTTTAACGAACCGCTGCAGGGCGAATCCGCCAATACCAGCAATATTGTGGAGATTTTTTGATGGGAAAGAGTAAGAAGAACCGAGCTGCGGCGACGAAACAGATCCAGCTTAAAAGTCAAACTACAGCCGAAGCATTCAGCTTCGGCGATCCCGTTCCTGTTCTGGACCGCCGTGAACTGCTGGACTATGTGGAATGCGTACAGATGGACCGCTGGTATGAGCCTCCCGTCAGCTTTGACGGACTGGCGCGCACCTTCCGCGCTGCCGTGCATCACAGTTCCCCGATTGCAGTAAAGTGTAACATTCTGACCAGTACCTATATCCCTCATCCTCTGCTCAGCCAGCAGGCTTTTTCGCGTTTTGTGCAGGACTATCTGGTATTTGGCAATGCCTATCTGGAGAAACGCACGAACCGCTTCGGTGAAGTGATCGCCCTTGAACCTGCGCTGGCAAAATACACCCGACGCGGATTAGACCTGGATACCTACTGGTTTGTGCAATACGGTATGACAACCCAGCCGTATCAGTTCACGAAAGGCAGCATTTTTCATCTGATGGAACCGGATATTAATCAGGAGATCTACGGCCTGCCCGGTTATCTTTCTGCCATTCCGTCAGCCCTGCTCAACGAGTCCGCCACGCTGTTCCGCCGTAAGTATTACATCAACGGCAGCCATGCAGGCTTCATCATGTATATGACCGATGCCGCGCAGAACCAGGAGGATGTGAACAACCTCCGCAACGCGATGAAAAGCGCCAAAGGCCCTGGCAACTTCCGCAATCTGTTTATGTACTCGCCTAACGGCAAAAAGGACGGACTTCAGATTATCCCGTTGTCAGAAGTCGCAGCGAAGGATGAGTTTCTGAATATCAAGAACGTGAGCCGTGATGACATGATGGCTGCGCACCGCGTGCCACCACAGATGATGGGGATTATGCCAAGTAATGTTGGCGGGTTTGGGGATGTGGAGAAGGCCAGTTGCGTCTTTGTCCGTAACGAACTGATGCCTCTACAAAAACAACTCGAGGGGCTCAATGAATGGTTAGGGGAGAAAATTATGCGTTTTGAAAAATATGAACTAACTCTTTGAGTTTCAGAGAAAATAGAGGCGGCGGTATGAATACCGCCAACTATTAAATTTCCCTTTCAAGAATATGAGAAACTATTGTCTCAGTTAAATATTTAACCATACCCTCGTTAGCACAGACAGAACCATTCTTCGATATCTCAAATTCACAACGATGTCCTAGAACATATCCTGCCGCCCTGACCTTATCAAGAGAATATGCTTTATCCCCAATAATATCCTTCACATCATCAAATGCATTTTTCTTAGATGTAACCTCTACGGTTGCCTTAGAGTTATCATTAACTATCAAATTACTAACCTTAACCTTCTTGATACTAACAAGTTCCAAATCATATTTTTTATGCAGCGAATCCAAATACTCAGACAGTTTAATATCAACGATGCCAAACCCTATTTTATAACCTGAATCCGCACTAAGTCGCTCTGTCAAAGCCTTTATTGATTTTGGTGGATTGTAAACTGATAATAAATATAACCTACCTATGAGTTTAGATATAGAGAACTGAATTGACTCATAAGTAATGAACTCTTGTTCATTTTCGTTACCCAAAGGATCAACTGAAGTCTGTTTATTCAACTTAGCTTCAGTATACGTAGCTGATAGTACGTCAGATGAAACTTCAAAGTCAGAATAACCATAGCCAAGTTCTTCAGAGTATTTGTTACTCTTTATATAAAAAGCAATCTCACTTAATGTAAGATTAGACTTCAATCTATTCCATTTAACTCTGATCAGACTTTCCATCTTTCTTCCCCTGAGCCTGTTTATTTAGTTCAATTATAATGGAACGGGCTGCCTTTTCAATCATACGACTAAAAAATAACTTCTGACTATCTTTCAACTGGACTGTTGACTTATTATACTCGCCACCCCCTTTGTATTTTTTAATACCTTTAGCTATATATGAAAACCCCTTAAAATTTTGAGCGTCGTTAAATTGCGCTTCAAACTCAAAAATATTTGGATCCGCACCTTTCTCTTTAACTCGCCATTTAATTTTACATATATAAAAGCCACGCTCATAAAGTGAGTTGATTTCTTCAGATTTGAGCACCCCTTCCCCTTTCAACGATGCCTTACTAACATGTACTCCTAAATCTGTTTCGCCGTCTTCCTCTTCAATCTCTTCTGGTTTTGGGTGATAAACATAAGCATCTGTTACATCATCGAGTTCATAACCTTCAAGCCCATTTATTAATTTCGTAAAGAAATCAGTTCTGGACTGAGGGGAATCAATGTTTTCTAGACTTATTTCTTGGATATCGAGAGTAGCGTCCGAAATTGGTTTTCCTTCCTCAATCGCTCTTTCCTTTGATAATCTTTCAACGATAGCAAGTAACTGATTCTCATAAACCTCAGTTTGCTCATTATCTGGACGGCGAATCACATAACCAGCTTCTGTTGGCTCTACCTCTATGACAGCTTGCTTTTTAACGACTTGTTTGAAATCACTTTTTGAAAAATTTGTTGACATATAAGTTATATGAATATTTATCATGCCACTTTTATCAGCAACTATATGGCAGAGGTCTTTTTGGTCTGTTAGCTCTTTTTTTAGCGAATCCGCCGCTTTTAATAAAATTGTTTTTTCAGGCATATTAGATACTAATCTTGAAGTAGAACGCTCCCTCCGAGGCTCACTTCCTAATATCTCTGCAATTTTCTGATGATCATAGTAATCATGAGTGAACTTTGAGAAGTTTTTAGCTAATAATTTTCTATCGGTGTTTTTTGAAATAATTATACCTCTTGAAAGATAAAGCTCTCTCATCTCATTTTGAGTTACTTGTGACTGGTTAAGAGCATCACATAAAACCTTATCCGTCACACTATAAATATTGCTCATATCAATAATCCCAAGATGTTGATTCAGTACTATAAAACTCTTTAACTGTAGGAACTAAATAAATATCCATAGAAAGTAGTTTTTCCTTTGCACTATCATCATAATTCCAATCAAAAGCATACTTCTGAAGTGCCCGTTTAAAATGCGATCTTATTGAATCATTCCGATCTTTTGTCGCGATACGTATTCTTATGTTGTTTTTTCCATTCAGAATCTGGTAGTTAGTTAAAAGATCAAAGAGATAATAAAACTCCATATCTGTGGAGCCCGGACGATTATAATATACAACATACCCTGCAGGATAAACTTCAACTTCTCTTTGTAGCTCGCGATCATACGAGTAAACTGCATCATGTTTAATAATTAAAAATGGAGCAGTCAAAGACTCTATCGTTGCAGGTAAATAATCATCGGTGACAATTACCTTATGATATGTAAGTTGAGGGTAATAAAAACCATACTCATCTCTCGGGAATTGATTATCTCTGATTAATTCATTCATATCTGCGATTATAGATAACATATAGCTAATCGACTTAGGCTCAATTATATGTATTTGTTGCCCATCAGACACTTTTATATTATCTAATTTAACTGCCTTCGGCTTTCTTTTTCTTCCTGCAGGTTTGGGAGGATCGAAGAAATCATAAAAGTTATGCTCAAAATCGTTATCATGATTATAAACAAACAATAACCCTCTAACCTCACTATCCCCAACGCATATATTATATTTCTCTCTCCACTCCGGACTATATTGAGCACAGGAAATTGTATACCCTAGGGATGTCAGCGCTTTTTCTATCATGTCAGGATTAATAGAACCCTTAGAGTAACTTTTTAGGTCAGTATTCAATAAAATAGTTTTATTTAAATAAGGGTCTTTATAGCTAAAAACCACATCGACAGGGTGTGTATGAGCCTGCTTTTTTTCGAGTGGTTTATGATTTTCTTCGTCAATACATCCAAAGTCCTGATCACACGGCCCTGATATGCTCCATTTAAAGCGCTCAAAAATCTTCGATGATACTATCTTTGCTAATTCTTCTATCGGTCCGTTCTCAGCCACAATACATCCCCTTAACCTGATCTTTCTCGGCAAAATCCTATGGACAAGATAAGTAAATCATTGTTCCTTTGCAAGAATGGAGGCGTATTATGCTTAGTAGTGAAATATGACATCAAGCGCGCGCTCGTATCCCCGCCACGCCTGCCCGCTTTATGTAGTGGTTTTCATGCACCTGCATGATCTACGCAAAAGCCCGCCAGTTCTGGCGGGCCTTAGCAAAAACGATCCTCAAACGATCATGCGATCTCATGCGACATAGACATGCACTACAGAGCTAACGCCTCGCAAGGGCTCGTAGTTCAACCTTGCTGACGCCAGAAGCAAGTTCAGACGCCAGCAACGTTTCTTAATGCAGCCAGCTGTCGTCTTCCCACACTTTCTGCATAATTTTCATCACTTGCTTCCTTTCTTCGTCCAGTTGCAGTCCGGTCAGTTCCACACCGTTAGAGCTACCTTTGCGGATGCGAATTACCGTTTTTGGATATAGGGGGCGCAGATTGCGGTAAAGCTCGGATTCAAGGGCGTTCAGGGTAGACTGGCTAATCTTCTGCTCTTTATCGATCATTATTTCAATGCGCATAAAAGTCACCTCAGCTGATGACATCCATTGAGCGGTTGTATTCGTGGGTTCTGATTTTTGCCATGAGTTCATCTGTCAGTTCAGAAACCCACTGCAGGGCCAGCCCCTTCTCTTCATCACTACACTCACTAGCCGCTACAAGCTTAAGAAAAAAATCAATGCGCTGGAGCTTCAAAGACTCCAAAAAATAGTCCTGCATCTTTCCTCCTATGACACCAAAGCAATACTGTATACATAACCACTGTTTATATTTACAGTATATAATAATCTTACTGATGTAAAACGTTTTTTTACGCTCATCAGCCTGATATGACTGGTATTATTAAGAGCACGAATTGTTAACCCGCGTAATTAATACAGGTTTCGCCACTTATCATCTTCCTGCAAACGCTGGTGCCGATAGAAGATACGCAGGCCTGCTCCTGACGGAATACTGCCGCCGCGAAGGAGCAAATTGACCTCTTTCTCGCTGCCATCAAATCCTCTGGACTTCAGTTCATAGACGAGCTGCTGACGCTGATACTCTGTAATTCGCTGTTTGTAGTCTTTACGCCGTTTCGGTTTAACCATGCGTAATTTTGCTGCCAGTTCCCGGCGCTCTTTTTTGCTCATACTGTGCAGGTAATCGTGCAACTCCTTGTCATCCATGCGGGTGATATCCGTTCTGGTATCCCCATCAGCTGATTTGTCTTTCCCTTGTTGGTTCAAATTTTCAGCAAGGGGACAGTTATTGCCACGAGTCCAAGGGGCGCAAGCGCCCTGGTCGGCTGCCGCCTCCTGAACGTCAACGGCTTTACGAACCATTTTCCACTTCACTGCATGAGTGCAGATCTTGCCCTCTGCAATGGGTGACCAGATGCCATAAATACGAATGCCGTGATCGCCATAGGCGGTCGGCTCTTCGTTGATTTCATAAGCGGTTCTGATGAGGTGATATTTACGGGGAACCAGTACGCCGCCCTGCTTCATGATGTAGGTGGCAAAACAACCAGCATCAGCAGCAGCCAGAATGGCATCAAGACGCGGGTTATCCAGTACCGGCGCACCTACTTTTTTGTCACCCTGTTGCCTTGCCGCCTGACCAGCCAGCAAGCGAAGTTCACGGTAAGCCTGACGCCCCGGAATACCAAAGAAGCGGAATTGCTGAACACGATGCAGAGACGCCCAGGCATTCACGTATTCAGCGTTATCACGCAGAGATTTACCCGTTTCCTTGCTGATCTCGCCAGCCAGACCACGACCGTCAATGTTCTTACTGATATATTTCGCGATGTAGCTTGTCGGCGTTCCTTTGCGCGGGTTAATCAACTCAGACTTAAAGCGCGGCCCAGTGTTATTGCCCAGCTCCTCGCGGTCTTCACGGGTGGCAAACTTACGCAGTAATGCAGTGATGGCACGGCGGTCTTTTTTGCGCATGAAACACAACAGGTGCCAGTGAACTGTGCCGTCATGATGCGGCTCAGCCACCCGCACGCCATACCAGCGCAACCCGGCTTTGTGCATCGCCTTACGAAATGCAGCAAACATGCCGACCAGATAATCGCTGCTTTGTCTTACCGTCGCGTTTGTCCAGGTCGGGTTTGGTCTGCCGTTATTTAGCGTGGAATGGAAACGCGACGGACAGGTGATAGTGTAGAAAACGGCGCAGTCACCGCGCATTTCCGCGATAAGCTCCAGACCTTTAACACAGGCCATCATCTCATTGCGGCGATGCACAGGGTTGCTGCTGCTGGCGTTTACCACATCCTCCATGTCCAGCGTGTCGCCGTCTTCGTTCACCAGTTCATGAGAACGGAAAAACTCCAGCGACTTACGGCGCTGCTCACGTTTATGCATCACGGCTTCATAGCTGACATAAGGAGATGCTTTTTTGCTGACCAGGCAAACAGCGCGCAACTGCTCTTCCCGCCATTCGCAACGCATCTTCCATAATTTCCGATACCACCAGTCGCCGCACAACATACGCGCCAGCGAACCCGGTATGAGTTCATAGGGCACGGGTTTACGGCGGTTTCTTTTCCGACGGAGTTGCTCAAACGCAGGTGGGATGACATCCAGACGCAGGGTTTCCGCCGCCACCTTTTCCCATGTCTTGCGGATTTCTTCTGGCTTAACGTCATCGGTGGCATACAAATCGCCACAAGCTGCATCAAGGCACATGCTCATATGCGCAGCTACCAGGGTGGACAGGCGTTTCACATGATCCTGACTCATTTCAGGCAGGATCAGCAGGCCGTCCAGCCCTTCATGGCTTGCCATAAAGCGAAAAGAAGTGGATAGCTGACTCTCGCGTACATGCTCCAGTCGTTCCAGACATGGCTTAATCGTCTCACGCAAATAGCGGGAATAAGCCTTTGGCCTGCCCAGGCTGCTGAAGTATTCAATACGTTGCATCAGCGGCTTGCTGATATGGGAAGGCTGGGCGTTGACGTCCGCCAGAATGACCATATCCGGATTAAAACGCTGCTGCTCATGCGCCAGCTTTGCCCGGCTAATGAGCTTATCCTGCTCCATTTCGCGCTGGACAGGATCACGGGATTCATTAAAGAAATAACGCTCCCAGACCTGATCACTCAGTGCCTCGCGGCGCAGTTGTTCCTGCTCGTTATCGGCAGCGTACAGAGTGATCAGGTTTGAAAGCGCAGAAACCGGCGCAACTTCTGCCGGGTCCAGATAAGGGTTAATAGCCTTTTTCGGGCTGTCCCATGAGAATGCTGCGGCGGCCTCGTTAAAGCCGCTGCAGTTGTTCATATCAGCATGGCTCATGCACGCACTCCGTACACGGCAGAACTATCCACGCCACGCGAAGGATCAAATCCCACCCAGCAGCGCGCCCCAGAAACAGCGATGATTTCTGTTGCAGATTTACTCTCACCAGCTGCTACGCCGATGCTGCGTTTTGCCTTGATGTAGTGGTGAGTAAAATTGCGATACAGCGAACGGATCAGGGATGTGTCACTGTTAGAAACAATGACCGGATGTCCTTCTGATGACCGATGTTCAAGAACGGATGCCAGGTGATACTGGTCATCTTCAGTGAAGCCGTCAGTGTGATAACCGGAAAACGTGCCGTCATACGGCGGATCGCAATACACCACATCCCCCGCCTTCAACATCGCCAGCGTTTCATCAAAGCTGGCGCAGATAAACGTTGCCCGCTGGGCTTTCTCTGCAAATGCGCGAATTTCTTTTTCAGGGAAATACGGATTTTTATAATTACCGTAGGGAATGTTGAAATACCCGCTCTTGTTATAGCGACATAACCCACGGTAACCATGACGATTGAGATACAGAAAATATACCGCTTTCATGAAATCAGTAATTTCAGTGGAGTAATTAAACTCCTGCCTTATGTTGTAATAAGCCACCTCCCTGTTTGCTTCCTCAAATAAAGCTCTGGCACGAGATATAAATGCCTCACAATCAGCAGCAACCTTTTTATAGAGGTTGATTAAATCAGGATTAATATCCGCAACAAGATAGCTGGGGTAATCCGTCTCCATCATCACAGCACAGGAACCCGCGAAAGGTTCAACCAGTCGCGGGCCAGCAGGAAGGTGTTTTTTCAGTTCGGACATAATGGCGGTTTTATTTCCCGCCCATTTCAGGATGGTGCTCATACAGCACCTCCGTTGTAATGTTTGCCTTTCAGCTCTGCAATTTCCTGGCAGGTAATGCAAAGCTGCACACCCGGAATGGCACGGCGGCGTGCTGGCGGAATTGGCGCTTCACACTCAATGCAAAGCACGCGAGACACGCCCGGTGTTTTGGCACGGGCAGCACGGATATGGCGCTGGCGTTCTTCTTCAACGCGCTGCTGTACGAGATCCATTGCATCAGCCATTAGTGGATCTCCTGCGCTTCGTTCTGGATTGCTTCAGCAGTCACACGCAGCAGTTCTGCCGCTTCCACGTGGTTTAGCTGACGGGATGAGATATGACACGCCAGGCTATCAAGGCGAGCTGCCATTGCTTCAGCCCTTGCCCGGCGTTCTTCCAGACGAGCCTCTGTCAGTAAAATATTAAGCCCTGCATCATCCGGTCCGGTTTTAGTCGTGAGGATTTCAATATTACGCATAATCAATTCTCCTGAATTTAGATAAAGGGATGCTCGGCGGGTTTACGCCATTAATTTCATTAGTTGGTTAATTCGGCATGGTTAGCCGTCTGGGAAATAAGCTCACCACTGCACGAAAATGATTCATTGCTTTAATCAACTCCCGCTTTTCGTCAGTGGTCAGCTCATTGATGCTGATGCTATGACGTTCAGCCGGAATTTTTGCCATAAAGAATATGGCTGCCAGTGCTCGTTTATTTTGTTCGTTATTGATATCCCGTGGATCACGCATATCTTTAATAAACCGCTCAAGCTCTGACTCAATATTCAGGCCAAAAACTTTCGCCCTTAATTCCGCTATGTGATTAAGTCCATTCAGGCGTTCACCGGGGCTTAATGGAACAGTCGCCGCAGCGCCTTCAATAGCCATTTGTTCCCCCGTTTTTTCGTAGATAGTTCTGCCAGCAATTCATCTTGTGAACGGCACGGATGCCAGCGTTTACCATCCTCACCCATGATCCAGCCGTGACCGTAGTGCATTGCCGGACTTTGTTTTACCAGCAGCGATGCAAATGATGGTTCTTTCGTCAGCATAAGCACCTCACAGCAAACCGAATGAAGCACCGAGGCCGGTTACAGTATCAACTGCACTTGCCATCGCAGGATTAACCTGTAAACGGGCCTGCAATGAAACAGCAGCTAACGCCATCAGTCGTGTAACAGAGTTAATGCTGCTGATAGCATCACGACGACCTGCACTGGTTTTTACATCGCCAGATACCGCACCTGCAGCAACACGCCCGATCTCTGCGGTTGCACTCATGACGTAATGTGGCAGTTTCTCTTTTGCCACCTCATTAATCGGTACACATGGCAGGCAGTGAATCTGTGCCAGAAAACCGTCTACCAGCGTTGAATCTTCCGTCAGATCGGTAAGTAGCCAGATATCTGGCGCATTGAGCTGATGCGGTTGATCTGGGTTGAGTTTGTTTCGCAGAGTCTGGACATTCATTCCTGAACGTTCTGCCAGCTTCGCCATATTGTGACGAAGTGCAAAAGCTCTACAGGCTTCATCAAAATGCGGGTGTTTGGAAATCTTATAATCAAACATGCTACCCCCTTAGAAAGTTCTCATAATTGAACTTACTTACCAACAATGACGCGGAAGTTGGAATGACCGAGGGATTCACGGACCTGATCGGTTTTGTACATTAAATAACGCAGGCTTACGCGGCCTTTGTTTTTTTCTTTCTTGACCATGTATTTAGCAAGCTGACCATGATGAATTTTTTGATACACAGAGCCGCGGGAGATACCTTCCCATTCCGCGAACTCTGCAGGCGTAGCCATCTCTTTTGGTACACGAATTGAAATATCAGTGCTCATAGTGCAGTATCTCCCGATTAAGGTTTGGTTTACGTCGTTTTATCTCGTTTTACTTGATTCAATATTTGATACATCGAGATACTACGATCCAATATTTGATACGTCAATAGGATTAAAAAATGATACAGGTAAAGGTTGGAGAGAATACAGGGGGAAGAGAGGCTATCCATAGACTAATGGCAGCCTATGATTTCAAGTCCAGACAGCAACTTTGCGATCACTTAGGCGCATCAAAAAGCACCATGGCAAACAGATACTTAAGAGATAGTTTTCCTGCAGAGTGGGTGATTCAGTGCGCCTTGGAAACAGGAGTTTCTTTACTGTGGCTAACCACCGGACAGGGGGAGCCAGGTCCAAACATTGAACCTAAAAAAAATATCAATTCCGTGAACTCCAGCAAGGTTGTACCTCTTTCTGAACTAGTATCTCCTGAAATTGACAAGGCGACTCTCAACGGTGGTTTATTGGTCGATGCTGGAAAAGCAATCATTGATAGCAGCATACTCCCCTCAGACTCAAGCAACCTACTGCTGGTGACTACTTCTGGTGATTCTTATTTAATAGATCGCAACCAAACACCACCAGTAAATGGTATGTGGTTAGTCGATATTGACGGGATAAAAAGCATTGTTAAATTGACTCGACTTCCGGGAAACAAATTAGTAGTGCATCAGGATGATTCATCGTTTGAGTGTGGCCTAGATGACATTGAGGTAGTAGGCCGCGCACTGAAAATCATTAAGAGCCTTTGATATGACCATCAGAAAACAGCCGAACGGAAAATGGTTGTGTGAGTGCTATCCCAATGGACGCAATGGTAAGCGCGTGCGTAAGCAATTTGCTACGAAAGGCGAAGCCATTGCTTTTGAAAGCTTCACAATGGAAGAAGTGAATAAAAAACCGTGGTTGGGTGAAAAGGATGATCGGCGACGCCTATCAGAATTAATTGAGCTTTGGTATTCCCTGTATGGTCAGACACTCGCAGACCCCAAGCGCCTCATGGCGAAACTTAGAATTATCTGTAATGGTCTAGGCGACCCCATCGCCTCAGAACTGACAGCCGGTGACTTTACGAAATACCGCGAAGCACGGTTAAAAGGTGACGTTCGTAACGAAGACGGCACACTAATGTCGCCAGTAAAACCACGCACGGTGAATCTTGAGCAACGTAACCTATCATCGGTTTTCGGCACATTGAAAAAACTAGGCCACTGGTCAGCACCAAATCCTCTCGCCGGGCTGCCAACATTTAAAATCGCTGAGGGGGAACTGGCGTTCCTGACCTCGGAAGAAATTAAACGTCTGCTAGATGCCTGCGCTGATTCTCAAAACCCCAGTCTGCTTTTGATTGCAAAAATATGCCTGGCCACCGGCGCACGCTGGAGTGAAGCTGAAAACCTGCAGGGCCATCAGTTATCTAAATACCGCATCACTTATACCAAGACGAAGGGTAAGAAAAACCGCACCGTGCCGATATCTCAAGATCTGTATGACGAACTCCCCAAGAACAGAGGGAAGCTATTCACCCCGTGCAGAAAAGCCTTTGAACGAGCAGTAAAGCGAGCTGGCATCGAGCTGCCAGAGGGCCAATGCACTCACGTGCTACGTCATACATTCGCCAGCCATTTTATGATGAATGGCGGAAACATACTGGTGCTGCGCGATATTCTGGGCCATGCCGATATAAAAATGACGATGATTTACGCCCACTTTTCGCCCGATCACCTTGAAGATGCGGTAACTAAAAACCCTTTATGCAACTTAAGATAGAGTAACTTATGAAAACAAACTCAAACTATTTACAAATATAATATTCAGCAGGTTATCCATTCTCATTTAACTCTTCAGACTGAGTTTAGGTTTTATTTATAGAATAAGATAATTTTTACATCACAAAAAAACCTATAAGCCCTCATCTTTGTTGTATAAAAACATCAAAGATGCCACATTCAAAAATAGTAGAAAAGCATAGCATTGCAACATTAAAAAGAAACCAATAAAAAACAGTCATTAGAAAATGAAAAAAACAAAAACATTTTTTATCGAAGCTTCAGTCTGACTACTAGTTTGACTCTGCAATTAACTTTCAAGATGATCAATATTTATTGATCATCTTGAAGCTTACCTCAGGAAGGATGAGTATAATATTTCTACTCAAGGAGATATTCTAACTCATCTTTTATCGGGATAATTTGCTCATAAAGTCGGTGATATGACTTCCCAATTGCGCCTCTAAATTGTATTAACTTTGGTGGCTTACTACCTATATTAATAATATGGTCTTGAGCTATACCTGGGTAGGGATCAATAAATACAATTTCAGATATACCTAACTGATAAGCTTTTTTCGCACACAACTCACAGGGACTGGCAGTTGTATACAACTTCCCCCCCAGAACGCCAATACCACCATATTTTGCAAGTTGTAAAAATGCGTTTTCCTCAGCATGTAATGCACGTGTATGAACTTGATTACCTTTTTTCTCTTTATCAAGATCATTATGTATATCTTTAAAACAATAAGATAAGTTCCTGCCTCTATAAATATCACCAGTTTTATCTATCGCCCTAAAATTTAAGAGTTTCTCATTAGCTTTAATTCTGAAAGAACTATTATTTCTCTCATAATGACTGTACGTTTTTTCATCAAAATCGTTCATTAGGCCATCTAGAGATCTCATAGAGCAAGGAATCTGACCGTTGGCAACATCATTCCAACCAACTGATTTTATTGAATTATCACCATCAGTTACTACAGCTCCCACCTGTCTAGATATACAGCCAGAGTTTAATTTTACCGTATACGCAACTTGCATAACCCTTTCCATTGCAGTAGGTGTTATCAGACCAGGATGCTTCATCAGTGCGATGTACCACGCTAATTGTGCTTTTAAAATATTGTCATTATCAAATTCATTTTTTGGGTTAAAAATGTGTATATCTGATAGTTCAATACATTTAGTTACATTTGGATTGGTGAGATGTTTGTAAGAGTTATCACCTTTACCTGACTCTACAGAATCTATTTCCTCTATCTGCTTTTCTGAAAACTTATGTAGTTTCCGCAAATAGTTTGTTCGATGTTCATCTGGGGCATTTATTGACATTAAATGAAATGCAGAATATCTATCCTTAAAAAATTTTGCCTCATATGGATTTCTAATAGCATCTATGACAATTAATGCGTTATCTCTTTTGCTTTTTCTTATTAATTTAATAACCCTATTAATAGTTTCCGGCAAATGAAAAACAGATTTAGGCATAAACTCTTTATCTTCAAAATCGACTTCAATACGCCCACGACGTCTAATTGACTTACCTGCTAACTGATAGGCTGAAACATATAAATTTGAGTTTATCTCATTTAGTTCAGCTTTGAATTCTTTAGTAAATTTTCTAACTAACTTCAAAATTGATATAAATTTATTAATCGTTTTTTCATCAAACTTCAATTCACTATTATGATCAAGCAAATTCTCAATTACATTTTTAAATCTTGTCAAAATGAGATTATCTGAGAATACACCAAAAGTTAATACAATATCTAAATGCTCTTTACTGATAAATTTATTAGATGATAGAATGAATTCAGAAGCTTCCTCAACTGTTAACATCAGAAGATACGCTGAGATTAGGTCACTCACCTTAATTGAGTAAAAATTTTCCCAGTGATTTTCTGCGAATTTTTTAACTATATTATAACGATGGACATCCAATCCCTTGTAAAACCCCTGTAATTTACTTACATCAGGGAAGACTGTTTTTTCGTTTTCAAGAATATTAGCTGTTGTTGTGCAACCAGAACCAGTTCGACCTGTCAAACCGACTAAAATAAACTGCCCATTTTCAAGGAAAAGCTCACTAACGAATTTTTTTTCTTTCATCACGTCCCACTTATGAATGCAAGAACAATTAGCATATTAATTATAATTTATTAACTAATTTTATTCTAGATGCTTGATGTAATGGCGGCACTTTGGCGGCAGAGCATTAAAAACGCGTAAGACGAGCAAATACAAAATAACACTAACACATTGTTTTCAAACATAATCTACTGTTTTTACTATAATAAAAATGGTATGTAGGAATTTCGGACGCGGGTTCAACTCCCGCCAGCTCCACCACTTTTTAGTTGTTTGAAGTTCAATGAAGTCTACTAAGCCCACACAGCACAAGCTCTGCGGGCTTTTTTACGTCTATTGTCGTCCAGTGAGAATTGCTGAGAACTACGAGTTATGGCACCCTGAATGGGACCCACTAAGAAGGGTCCAAAAACCGAGGGTCCCAAAATGGCAAAAATCGCTAAGAAGCTCACTGACACTGAAATCAAAAGCACCAAGCCAGCCGATAAAGAAATCAACTTGTTTGACGGTGATGGTCTGATTCTACGAATCGCTCCTTTGGCGAAAGGAGGCAAGAAAAATTGGTATTTCAGGTATGCAGTACCAGTGAGCAAGAAAAGAACCAAAATGAGCCTTGGGACATATCCTCACCTTACCCTTGCAAGAGCCAGAGCCTTACGTGATGAATATCTCTCCTTTCTGGCAAATGGTGTTGATCCCCAAATCCATAACAACGATAAGGCGAAGGCATTAAAGAGTGCTACTGAGCACACTCTCCAAGCCGTAGCGCGGAAATGGTTAGATGAGAAGGTAAAGACATCAGGTATCTCACAAGACCATGCAGCAGACATCTGGCGCAGCTTAGAGAGAAATGTCTTTCCCGGTCTGGGTAATGTCCCTATCAATGAGATCCGACCTAAGCTCTTAAAACAACACCTTGATCCTATTGAGCAACGAGGCGTATTGGAAACTCTACGCCGTATCATTTCACGTCTGAATGAAATCTTCCGGTGGGCAGCTACTGAAGAACTTATTGAGTTCAACCCGGCTGACAACCTTGGTCAAAGATTCAGTAAACCAAAAAAGCAAAATATGCCTGCCCTTCCCCCAAGCGAATTGCCAAGGTTTATGGAATCTTTGACGAATGCGTCAATCCGGTTGGAAACACGTATGCTAATTGAATGGCAATTGTTGACATGGGTTCGTCCGGGTGAAGCCGTTCGCGCAAGGTGGTCTGATATTGATACAACCAACAGCATTTGGAACATTCCTGCTGATTTCATGAAAATGAAAAAGCTTCACAAAGTTCCTTTGAGTAAAGAAGCTTTGCGCATCCTTGAATTAATGAAATCAATAAGTGGGCATAGAGAATGGGTTTTCCCCAGCATAAAAGCGCCTCTTAATCATATGCATGAACAAACAGCCAACGCAGCTATCATCCGAATGGGGTTCGGAGGCGAGCTTGTAGCTCACGGTATGCGTTCTATTGCACGAACAGCGGCAGAGGAGTCTGGTAAATTCAGAGCTGAAGTTCTTGAGGCAGCGCTTGCCCACTCGAAAAAAGATGAAATTATCGCAGCATACAATCGTGCAGAATATCTGATAGAGCGACAGAGTTTGATGCAATGGTGGAGTGATTACGTTCAAGCTCAAAGATCAAATGCTCTGGTAGCCTAAGTATCAGAATAGCTAATATAATCCTGAAGGTAAAGAAAATGGAAACCCTATTCAAAGTTTTTGAAAAATTTAGTTCCAGACCACTTTTTTTTATTTTTTTCGGACTCTCACTTTGTGAATTTTTTCAGAAACAATCTGTTCTGATGAATCCATCAGCAGATAAGATCGCGAAATTATTCGCAGCCATGATATTAGTTGTTTTTTTTACTTGGGGATTTGAATGGCTAATCTTCAAGTTCAATGTAAACCTTGAACCTCATGATCAAGGCGATATTGGACCAACAATTGGAACGGCTACTTTAGCTGTATACTTAGTTTATGCCTTTCACTTTCTCAGTGAAAATCCTGAAGCATTAAATTTAAAGTTATTAACTAACTCTGGCTTTATATACAGCACAACTCTATTATTATTCTCATTAGAATGCATGAAGCTTAGAAGACTTAAACAAAAATAAACAACATCATTGTGATGATAAATATAAAATAGGCATGGCGAAAAAAAATCACCACGCCTAAAATATAATAATTATGGTAGCATCATTGATACATAATCCACACCAATCCTTGAGCTATACTGAGACGCTATAGCCTGATATCTTTCTGCATAACCAGTTCTCAGTTGAGATTTAAGTTTGAGTCGGACAGGAACATTTTGCACGTTGCCATCCATATTACTTAAAAACACGGCAGAAATAATATTTTTTTCTTCGCCATCAACTGTTGTTCCATGATTCAACACCACCATATAATCAACAACAGGAAGCGTTTTATCCCCTTCGAAAATAGAGAGATATTTTCTTTGATTTTTATGCATTACATATATATATTTCGAATGTTCAGCAAATGGCAATGCTTTACTCTGACTGGCGTTAAAAAGCTCCAGAACTTTAATGAGCCTGTGCGGACTTAATCTTACATGGTGAGGGTCGTTACCCTGAGTAGGAACCAAATCACATGCCGCAGATACACATAAATACCATTTGTTCGACTCTGTATCAAAGAAAATAGTGCCAGTAGAAATATGACCATCTTCAAAATTCTTTGAAGACAAATTCATATTTAAAGCATGATACATTTCGTGATAAGTATCATTATTTGATGGCAGATCCATTTTTGAAGAGCAATATTGGAGCAATGCAGCAACTCCGCTGTTAGCGTATTCATTTGAATAGCTATCAAAAACACTTTTGATAAATTCATCCAGCGTATTATTATTTTTAAGTCTTTGATAAAGCTCTTCTGATAAATTACCAAATACAAAGTCAATATTTCTACATCTAATATCAGGCGAGTCTGATTTTAATATCTCATTTAACCACGCAGCTTGACCGTAATGATCGTTAGCCAAATGATTTACAAAAGATAAAGCCTCAGCTTCGATTGCATTCTGAATTTCAGATTTTATTAACTGATAATAAGATGGTTTCCATTCAATGAGAGAATCATTGAGAGTTTGCCAAATCCTATCTCCATCGTTTTCATGATCATCTTGAACCTTATGAAATAGGGAGACAAAGATATTACCACATTGAATCCATTTTACTCCGCTTTCATCACCCCGAATGACATTGCCAGATGTGTTGCTAGAAATAATTGCATTTCTAGACACAGCATATTCTGCAATCATTTTTGCAATGAAGTTTTTATCCTTTTGATCCTCCAACACAGCATCATCATGTATTAATCTTTTAATTCTTCTACAAGGCTTACTGTCTTTAATATAGGCTATTGTTTCATCTCTTGTGAGAGCTTTATTACCATTATCATTTAAGTTCGGTAATACAACGTCTTCCCAATAACTTTGGACATCTTCATTATCGTAGTCAATGATCAAGCTGTTGATATCCAGAGCACCTTTGAGAGTCGATGATATCTGCATCCAAACCGTTTCTAAATTCTCTCTAGTATATATTACAATCATATTTAAATGATCGGAGTCTTTCAAATCTTGTAATAGTTTAAGTGTTTTATCAGGTGCATTATTATCAAGATGATAATCTACAATAATAAGATCTGATTTCCTAATCCGATCCACATCGAAATTAACAGAACCATTGTCAACATCACAAATCATATTTTTAGATTGAAAAAAGCTCTCAAGAGTAGCGGCTCGTTTAGATGAGTCAATTTTGTTGTAGTCTAAATCAACTTCGTTATTCAACGCCCTGATTGATTCAGAATACGTCAGAAAATCGTCATCAATCATGACAACGGAACGAATTGCATTTTCGCAGAAAGTTTTCTGGACAAGAGAATTATAATTTGCCACTGTCATATTAGAACTCCACTCCATTGAACTGGATCACAAAATTAGCGCCATCTTTTATTAAATAGTTATCGCCTTCATCAGGTTCTGAATACCATATTTTATGATGTGCAACAGCAAGGTTTTCTCGACATAGATACAGACCTACCCCATGTCCATTTGCTCTTTTGCTATAAAATAGTTCAAATAGTCGCGGGATATCATCGGTATCAATTGCCGGACCAGAATTTGCTATGATAACCAAAGAATTCACAAAACCAATCTTTATGAGCCTATTATTTGACAGACTGACCCAATACATTGCATTGTTGATAATATTAGTAAAAACAGGATAGATCCTTGATGGTATATCTGTTATTGCGATTTGCTTAAACTCTTCACTAAATTCAATAGTTATTCGTTGCCGTTCGAAACGCTCCCCAAAGAACTTCAGGACATAATCCATGATATTTTTTCCAGTTATTCTCTGCCTGGATTGATAACCTGATATTTTCAAAGGTGATAAGAAACGTATTTGTTGAGTAAGCGATCTGTGAGCATTTAACGCCAATGAAAAACCAGGGTGTTCTTTTACAGAAGTAGGAAGAGAGTTTAGTCCTCTGGTTACCATAGAATCCATTTCTTCAAGTTCATGAGATATTATCTCAACACTAATACCTAACTGTGCAAGCGCGTTTAAACTTTTAGCTTTTTCTTCAAAATATGAGCGTTCTTCTTCAGATAATGAGAATGCTGAATCTAAGTTTATACCTTCAAATAATCTATCGAGACCTTTTATTATTGATTGATATTTGAAAGTTAGGGTATCAACTGACTCAACATATAAACTATCGAGCAAATTAAACACATTTTCAATTTGTGAATCATTATCTATTGAATCAACAACTGATATAGTTTTAGCATAATAATCACTTCGATCAACCTTTATTTCATCGGCCCATTTTTTTAAAAGAGAATGTATCTTCTCCTCTATCGTGTTATTAAACTTAGTTAGTTTAGAATTAATAATACCTTGATTTTTTTCAAGGTGATTTTTCGCTGCCAATGAAGGCTCAAGTTTATTTAATTCAGAATCAAGTTTATTAATTGCTAACTTCATTTGTAGAATATACGCAGAGAACTCATTAAATTTATCTCTGTAGTCTCTATATTTCTCTTCATACATTCCAAGTTTTGGAGGTTTGATAGGCGTTTTAATTTCACTGCGCAACGCATCTAAGTTTGTAAGATCACTGTCTATAATTTTAAGATAGTTTAAATCTAACGAACCATCAGTTTTATCAAGCTTAGTTTTCAGCCTTTTAACAGCCTCCAAGGAAGCATCAAGAACTGGTGTCTGATTCTTCAAAGCTTCTGAAAAACTTTTTTGTGTTGATTTTCGAGCTTGTTGTTGAGCAGATTTTCTTAACTCTTTTTCACGCTTAACTTGTTCTAAAAGCTCTTTACGGTCATCAGAACGTGAACCAAAAAATCTATCAGCAAGTTCAGTTAACAAATTAGATATAATAGTTTTCAGTTCTCTTGCAGCCTGGTTTCTTATGAATCCCTCTCTCCCCGACTTATCTTTCAGCTCTTTATTACTGGATTGAGTAATTCCAATATAACCAAAAATCCTTCTATTAGACCAATAATATCGCCCTGCATTCCATGAACGTCTTTCTTCTATCTGGAAGAAATCATTATCTACTCGACCATAAGGTAATACTCTCAAGCTATCCCTAAAAATCATTAGTCCTGCATACTTTTTGGCCTTAAGATCAAAGTGGGAATGTTCACGTTCAGTATGTGATGTATTTTGTGAAAGGAATTCAAACGTTCCTATCTGAAGCTCAAATGGGCCGACCCCTGCGTGATCCTACCCACGTAATAT